TGTGGACCACCAAAAGCATGGATAGCGTTTGGAAGAGCATCAATGGCATCAGTATAGTTGAATGGTTGAGCACCTAGAACTTTGAATAAAAGGGCATCACAAACAAGGGAAGAACAATAATCGACGTTCTGATCAGGTTGGACAACCCAGATAAGTTCCTTGACAGGGTGGTTGAAGTTCAACTTGATCTTATTACTGGATGAACCAACAGATTCATCACCAGTGAATTGAAGTTGAGAAATCAAATATTCGTGAGGGTTTTGTGCGAAACGTCTGCGCTCATCAGTATCTAAGAAAACGTAGTCGACGTATAAAGAGGCGGCGACAAGAGATTGATTGTAGGCGATGGCGGCAGGAACTGGACGACCAGGAACGAATTGTCCTTGAGCGCCTGAGTATGGTTGGGTGTTACATGAAAGAGTTGTTACGGCCCATAAACATTCATCAATTGGGCGGATATCAAGATTGATTTTAACTTCGTGATACTGTACATCACGATTTACCCCACCTTTCGGTGTATTTTGTGTTAACAGGGAATAGACTATATCTTATGCCTTATCAGGTTGATTAGACCATCATTTAAGACCCAAAACCGTTTAGTCGTTGAACCTTCCTCATATTCTTATCATAGCGAACTTAGAGGCTTGGCTGCTGATTATCCATTATAGTATCTGTGGGATTTTTACCATACCTGAGTTCATTATTTCTCAGCCATGATAAACTTTCGTTTATCATTTGGTACCCCATCCACTTTTCAAAAAGTGGAGCAAAATTTCTATAAATATTTTTTGCTCAACTTTTCTTAAAAGTTGGATTTTTACAGCTTTAGGAACTTCCAGCAATTTGGAATTGTTGCAGTTAATTACAAGTTTAGTAACAAACTACTAACGACTGATTATGGTTAAAATTAACCATTTGCGAATCTAAATGATTTTTCCTAAAACAGTGCGCAAATGTTTTAGGCATGTCGTTTTTCTGCCCTACAGTATTCAAGGCGATTAAAGGTAATGCAAGACCAGGGTTTGTGCAAAACCAAAATTGAAGTGGAACGTAAAGAGTTGTTTCAGGAAGGGCGTTACGAGGGGCACAAACTTGACGAGGAGCTAAAGAGTCACAAGGACCATCAACTTCGGCAAAAGAAGGATCAGTAATGAAGGTAAGTTGGGTGGTGTTACCAATCATCTTGAAATAACCACGTTCTTGTTCGCAAGTCATGGTTAATTGATTCCAAATGTGCATCCAGTCACCATATTGACGATCAATTCTTTGACCACCAATTTCGACTTCAACTTGAGCAATAAGTTGCTCGCCAGGGAAATCTAACCAACGAGCATAAACACCTGAACCTACACCAGCGGCATAGGATGCAATACCCATAAGTTGATTGATTTCAGGAACTGTTACTTGTAAATAAGTTCTGTATGCTAAATCACCATTTCTTGAAATGGTACATTGGACACGGCGACCGAAATCAGCCTGGCCATTGAATGTTTGTTCAATCGATTCAATAGCAAAATTAGTATATCTGCGGTAAGTTACTTTCCAAAAAGTAATTTGAGGGTTACCTGTACATTTCCTCTACCTTATTTTTCAATAAGGATTAGACTATATCTTACAAAGAATTTATATTCGTGGCTATTTTACCTTCCACTATTTCTCTTTTTAATATAAATTCTTCCGAAAACCATTTAGTCGTTGAACCTTCTTCTTTAAATTTTTCTATTTTGTTTAAAATATAATTAATTTGATTCTGATTTATTTCTTTTTTCGAAGAATTAAAATTTACTGTTACTGGCATTAAATTCGACCAATTCCAACATTTCAATTTTTCATCTTCTACAGTTAAATCAAATTTGCACACAGGTATAATATGATCGATGGACCAATAAGATCCATAATTCTCCCAATTCATTTCTAATGTAAAATTATATTCAAACCATTCTCTTAAATATTGAATATTACAACCGATATAATTCATAGTGGAGTCATTTTTAATAAGAACAGTTCTCAAACGAGAGGCAAGCGATTTTTTTAATCGATAGTTTATATTGTTCTTACTTTCTTTTCTACACCATTCTGTTTTTTGTTGTTTTAAAAATTCAGGATAACAAGAAAGACAAATCTTTTTTTTGTAAAATTTTTTAAGTTTCGAAAACTCTTTTAATGTTTTTTCTTGATTACATTTTTCACATTTTGCTAAAGTAGTTTCGGCTTTTTTTTTTCTACGATTTATTTTTCTTATTTTATCTATTTCATTTAAACATTTTTTACATGTTTTTGAAAATGAATTTTCACAATATTTTCGATATTTATCAATTGGTTGGATTTCTTCACATTTATCACAATTTTTTTGTTCGAATTCATTATTGTTCATCATATATTATATCATGTGCATTTTTTATATTGTTAAATAGTTTTATTTAAAGAAGCTTGGATGCTCATTGCCCATTTTTTAATCAATTATTTTATTGAAAAATCATCTTATTCATTTTTACTATACCCAAGTTTTTTGTCTTGGCCACAATTTTCTCACAAAAACTGTTTAGTAGAATAAGCTTTAGGGGTTTCAAGCAGTTTGATTTTCTCACCAGGGTTTTTCATAGTAACTATGTTATTAGTTAATATCCCTGATTAACGTCCGTGGTGCTTTTTTATTTTAAAAAGGATCCACAAAGGGCTTTATGAATATCTTATTGTTTCGATATTCCCCGACGTTTTTCTACCCTACAGGCTTTTAAGGTATACGTCCTGAGCTCCGTAAGCCACGAGTTGCATTAATCCACCTCCCATAGTTTATAATATTGCTAAAGATAAAAATTTTTGGAAAATGAATTTAATTAATTCGTTAATTATATTTTATTTTTTAAGAATAATTTTATTCGAAAAATAAAAATGTTTTAACACACATTAGGTTATAAAAATATTATCATTCTATAATAGTTCGCGCTATTTAATACAAAACTATATATTATAATTATTAAATATTATTTTATTGTTAAGAAAGGATTTTATTAATATCTAAAGCGCTTGTGATAAATGTAGACAAATACGATTCAAGAAATATTTCTTTTTTCCCTTCATGATTTTTCAACAAATAATAAGAGTCACTCTTTTTTTTAATGGACCAGCCTTCTTCTAAAGCATTGTATAAAAACACCATTTTATGAAATTTTATTTTATCTATTTTTATATTACTTTTATTTCCATTTTCATCAACAATTTGCATTGTAAATTCCATTACATAAAGATTCTAATTTTTTTATTATTTTTTAACTAGTTTTTAAGAAGATATTAAAATAAAAAGAATAAAAATAACAAAACAATAATATATTTTTATTTATTTTAAATTAAATAAGTAATCGTAATTATATTATTGTTATTATCATGCCAACGTTTAAACCTAAAGCAAATAAAAAAATAAAAATAAATAAAAAAACAAACACAACATTAGATGGCAAACACAGAGAATTTATCAATGAATTTACAATGGATGAATATGATAATATACCTAAATTAAAAGAAGAATACCAAGAATTACAAAATAAATTAAAAATGGAAAATTTATCGATTGAACAAAAAATGGATTACAAAGATCGTATGAAAGAAATCAATAAATCAATCAAAGAACTTAAAAATAAAAAGAATAATTATTTTTTAGATAATTCTAAATATATCTTTGAATATTTTGAAAATAAAAAAAATATTTCAAGCATTGATCCTAAAACAGTTTCTTCAAAAAGTCAATTAGTAGATCGTTTTTTTAAAATCAATAATGATCATGTTAGTAATAATGAATCGATGAATAAAAATATTGTTCATAAATACTTGTGTAATATTGATGAAACCTTTTTAGACATTAATTCTTTTTTACAAACGATTGACGTATGTCAATATTGTTTCAAAGGTGAATTAATCCCGCTAGATGATGAAGGGGTTTTAATTTGTAATCAATGTTCTGTAAATATACCATATTTAATCGAAAATGAAAAACCATCTTATAAAGAACCTCCTAAAGAAGTTTGTTTTTACGCCTATAAAAAAATTAATCATTTCAAGGAAATATTATCTCAATATCAGGGAAAAGAAACTACTCAAATTCCAGTCGAAGTCGTGGAATTAATTAAACAACAAATAAAAAAAGAACGCATTGAGTTAGAACAATTGAATCACTATAAAACCAAAGAAATTCTAAAAAAGTTAGGCTTTAATAAATATTATGAACATATTGCATTTATTAAAAATAAATTAGGAATAAAACCGCAAGTAATGACGCCTGAATTAGAAGAAACTTTATGTAATCTCTTTATGGAATTACAATCACCTTATGCAAAAAACTGTCCAGATTATCGTGTCAATTTTTTGAATTATTATTATGTATTGTATAAATTATGTGAACTGTTAGGAGAGTCACAATATTTAGATGATATTCCAATGTTGAAAGATCGGGAAAAATTAATTGAACAAGATGAGACTTGGAAGAAAATGTGTGAAGAATTAAATTGGGAATTTATTGCTACGATTTAATCTACTTTTTAGAAAAAAGTACAGCAAAAAACAGTAAAAACAATAAAACAACTTTTTGCTCTACTTTTTTCTAAAAAGTAGATAAAGTAGATTAAATTGAAATCTTTTTTTCTATACCTTTTTCTAAAAGTAGATATGAAAGAAACGTTAGCTCAAGATTTAATTCCAAATCAGTTATATTATATTCAAGGTCCCATTTGTTCAGGGAATGGAAAACAAAAAGGATTTTTTAAAAGTATCTCTACATCTGATGTCGGATTAATATTTGCAGAGTTTTACGATGTGCAAGATATTAAACCTTATAGTAGTGGTTATGCTACTGGAAAACGGTGTTTTGATAGTTCTGTTTGTAAATTTTATCTTCCTGAAAATAAACAGATTATGGAGAAAAATATTACACAGGACCCATGTTTTGAATATCATCCTCCTGTCGAAAAAAAACCAACACTATTAGTGCAAAATTGGATGACTGATTCAAAAAAATAAATAATCAAAATGAATAAATCAAAAAAAATATTTATTTTTTCATTTCAGCTACATAGTCATCGTAACGTTCATTATAAGCTGGAGGACTACTATCTTCTGATGCTGTATCAGCTCCACCTCTTTTCATTTTCCTAGATTTGGTTTTATTGGATCTTGATTTATTATTTGTAGGATTTATTTTTGATTTGGTCTTTGTCTTATCTGACTTGGGCTTCATTTTTTTTGTAGTGGTATTCCAAAACCAAAAATTCATTATATATAATATAAAATATTAATTATTATATTATTTATCTATTCATTTTACAATTAAAATCCACCTGGGAACTGAACTAGATTTGCACCAATACCAAATCCAGCACCTGATCTAGCAGTTACGGCAATACTTGGGACATAAGTATCTAAAATACTAAATGTGGCAGCAGCAGTTAAAGCAATCAAAGCAATTTCTTCTAAATTCAAAGATTGTTTAGGAATAGCAAAAGCAGCAATGGCAACCATTAAACCTTCAATTAAATACTTGATGATTCTTTTGATCAATTCAGAAACATTAAACATATTGTTCATTATATAATGAATCAAGAAAAAATAATTTATTCGATAAAAAACTTAAAACTAAAAATTTACTAAATATACAATGAGTAAAAACAAAAAAACTGGCTTTGAAAGAAAAAACACAAAAGACGGAAAACCAAATCCAAAATATGTTGACTTATTAGAGGTTGATAAATCAATTGCTGGACAAAACTTTGGATGTTTTTCTTTTATTACACCTGAAAAAATACTAAAACAAAAAGAAATGTTTTTTTTCCAAGAGTTCCTAAATAAGTGGGAATTTTCCAAGTCAATGGAAAAATTTGCGCAATTTTTGAATTTCTTGTCTTATAAATACAAACTTTCATTTGAAGATATTATGAAGGATTATGAAGATTTTGTGAAAGAAGAAAAAGATAATATTACACAAACTTCCATCGAAGATGATTATAAAACATTTTTAGATAAAAATGAAGAACAACTAGAAAAAGAATTTAATATTAAACATCATTTTCAAACCTCTGTTCGTGGATTCAAAAGTAGAGGAAATTTTGCTACACAAGAGGAAGCTGAATTACGTGCTAAACTATTGAGAGAAGTGGATCCTCATTTTGATATTTTTGTTGGACCTGTAGGCCAATGGTTATGTTGGGATCCAGAAGCTTATAAAACTGGTAAAACTGAATACATGGAAGAAGAATTAAATCAACTGATGCAAGAAAAAACAAAAAATGAAACATTTGCTAAAAATGCATTCGAACAACGTATTAAGGATAGTAAAAAGAAGGCGATGGAAGAAAATATGCTGAATGCCGAAAAGTCTGGTAACCTTCTAACACAAACCATTGATGAAGACGGAAATCTAATTGGTATTCAAAATACTCAAGAGCGTAACTTGATGGAAAAAGAAA